AGGCGAAGTGGGTATAGGTAAACCCAGTACCACCGCCGATGGTGATAACCTCGCCGTCCGACCAGCGAAGTACCTTGCCCAGCGCCGTACCGAAACGTGAATGCCAAAGTATAACCTCGGGCTCATCTGATACGGTAATTCCTGTGCCGGTGTTCTGATACTCGCTCACGGGTTGCCAGATCAACCGGCCTTCAATATGCGAACGCATGGTTATTCCCCTTCGGTTGGCACTACCGTAACACGGTGGTGCGACAAGATAAAGCCGAGCTTTTCCGCATCGGTCTTAGGTTCATATTCGGGTGAGGTAAAGTGATCCTCATATTCACCGAACATGGTCGCGAGCATACGGGCCATCATCGCGTTCTGGTTGTCGATGGTTGCGCGCATACATTCGATAACGCCGCCTCGATCATCATCGGGTGTATTGCACACGGTAACAGCTTCCTTCATATCAGTAGGACGCTTGTAGGCATAGATCGTAAACTTGGACATGGCGCTAGCCTTTCAATTGGGTTGGGTAGATCGGGGTGCGCCGTTCAGACGCCGGGTTTATGGTATCTCCCGTACCATGCCTGCCGCGCGAAGGTCACGAACCCCGAAGGGTGGCCGGGGATTACTCCCCGACAAACTCAATTGTCTTGCCGTCATGCATGAATATGGGGCTTGCGAGGCAACGGGCAACCTTAGCCTTGGCACCCTTGATCGCGGCGGCTTCCGTCTTGAAATCGCCCCAGCGAACGACGCTGACCGTCTTGCCGTTCTCGGATACCGTGTTGATGACTTCCCAAGGCTTGACGTTGCCGGTGCGGGGGTCAAAACGTACGCTAATTTTCCAAGCTTTAGACATTTCGGTATCTCCGTTGTTGTTGATACTCTTATACGTCCTCATCCGGTGTAGGTCAACAAGTATCTAGAACAGAGTTAACAAAAGCTTACCGACTAGGTACAGCACTAGCCAAGCGAACAAAGCCGCCCAGAATACCGCTTCATTGAATTTCATCGCCGGTATCGCCCAATCTTTTTGGTCACCTTAAGTACTATGAGTTGGACCATGTACGCCTCGCTTTCGGTATCGAGCCGAACACCCTGTACTTCGCTGACCCGTTGAGCGTAGTGCATCGCCTCATGCGCCACAATAGCCGCGAACTGTGTCTTGTTGGCCCTCTTAGCCCATTCCATATTGAACGTAATAACCGAGTGAGCAGCATACCCGGAAACAGGGTCAAAGTGGGTAATGCTGGCGTGTAGATCGGCAGGAAATGGCCCAACCTGTGCGCCCAGATGTTTAGTCGCTTTCTTCCATGCCTTTTCGGTTAGAGCAATTGTCAGGTGAACAATCGTCCAGCCTTGGCCCAGATAAAACGGTCGGTCGATACGATTGCCCACAGATCAGCCCTCGGTTGGTCGGTCAAAGTCGTCAGGGCGAATTACACCCCAGACCCTATCACCCAAATGATCAGACCAGCATGTAACGGCCTCGACTAACGGCCAGTTGCTATTTTCATCGTTAGGGTCGTCCATATCCAGTTCATCCCCTTCCGCATCAAACCAGCCGTCAACCGTCCATATGTTATCGGCACTATCGACCGCAATCTGTTGGGCGCAATTGAACGCGACGAACAAGACGCCTTCCTTAATCTCTACCATTCGATCCCTCTCAGAAATGGAAACCATTTAATTCCGATCCTATTAGGCATTATCAGGAAGCCTAATAACCCTAAAACGCCCAGAAACCCTAACTTTCTTATATATTATTATTAGGTTATTAGGTTATTAGGTTTACGAGACAGCGCTAAATGAAATGCATTTCCTTTTTCAAAATCGCTCGGAATTTAAATGCATTCCTATTTTTTACCCCTCTATATAGACCACTTTCCTAATCATAATAATGAAACCTAATAATCCTAGGATTTCCCGGCGTCTCCGGGTTATTAGCCCCATAATAATGCCTAATGACCGCTCAGCAACCTAATTACCGCTCAGCGTCAAACAGAGCCGCATTCGGCACGATGTAGTGTGCCACACCCGAGCGCTCCAAACCGAACTTTACCAAATCGTCCCGAGCTTCAACCTTACGCAATAACCCAATCTCAACCAAAACTTGAACCGTTCGCTTAACCGCATTAGTTGCACCAATACGATCATGCTTAAACGATGCCAGATTAATACACGAAGCAGAGAGATAGGTGTAATTGACCAAACCAGCATCAACGGCCAATCTATTGACGCCAAATGACGATACCTTTTTGCCGGGATCAATCGACGTATACCACGCCTTAATCTTACGCTTCATATCGGCAAGCTGCTTACCATCACCTTCACCGATATCACCGGCCTTGAACTTGGCAACTAGCTTCTCAACGTCCCAACGGACGCAATCAATGGCGTATTCAGCCATTGCCTTATCAATGATCGGGTTGACCATATCACAACCAACCGCGATTAGGGCGGCGAGCTTGAGGGCCTTTAGATGGGCGCGGTTCCACAACTGTTCGATTGTGTCATTGTGGGCAGCGTTGATAATACCGTCTACGGTCTTATCGAAATGCCGGAACATTACCTTAGCTTCTTCGGTCGTACCAACATCGATGGGTCTATTCTGCTGGTTCAACAACAGGGCTTGCCCACACAATTGGGCCACCTGTTTAACCAACCGGATATCAGGCTGAATGCCCATGCGGGCCTCGTTACTTTCCACGCGCGGGCCGTCATACTCGATAACGGTAAAGCGGGGCAACAACCCATCCGATACCATAGCCTCATCCAACAGGTTATAGAACCGTTGGGGGGTGCCTTCACCGATCATACTGAATGCGGGGGCGGCGATGGCGGCGGCGTTTTTGTCACGGTCAGAATAGATGGTGCCTTGCAGGATGTTGCCACGGCCTGACTTATTGTACACGTCCAACAAGACCGTACGCAACTTGACCAGACCGGCATTAGCATGGCGAGCGGTCATGTTCTTAAGCATGCCGTCTACTTCGCCAACCACCGACACGAAAGATTTTGATACCTTATCGAAGTGCTTGATTAGCGCCTGACCCGAGGCGATATCACCCGGCCCAACAAACTCAAGCGCGGCAGGGCACCCGCCGTAGTTAAGGTCAACCACGCGCGACATGAGTTTAGATATACCTGATTGAATGGCTTCCTTGCCGCGACCTGTGCCGGTCAACAATAAGGTGTACTGGTTCACGCCTGTACCCGATATGTTATAGGCACGTCCGCAGATACCGGCCATGAGCCCGATAGCCCCGGCTAGGGCAATCTCGGGGACAGGGCGCGGCGCTTGGTCGTAGATGTAATAGGCGATCTGCCCCAAAAGACCCGGCACGGGGCGCAAATAGGGGTTGCCGGTTTGGTCACGCCCTGCTACCTCTATGGGGCTCGATTGGAAAGTATTGGGGTCGTCACCGCTTCCCCCTTGCCGGTACGTCGCAGCAAGGGCGGGTTGGTCAAAGGGTGCGCTAGCCTGTTGCACCGACCCGCCCGCCTTAGCGGCAAACTCAGCCTCAATAGCATTGCGCATAGCGTCGATATCGAGCGGCGAGGGCATCCGGTCAAAGGCACGGTTGACCATGCCCAATACATAATCGTCACGCTTGGCCTTATCGCGTTGACCCAGTGCCGACAGCCTAAACAGTCGCACGATTTGGAAACGCGATTTGGTGTAGTAAGCTATGATATCGATAAGGGCAAAGTCGGCTTCCGACTGTGACGAATAATGGTGCTGCCAGTTGCCGCTTACCAAGTCCCGAACCTTGTCACCGTTGGCCGCGTTTAATACCTTAGCTATGACCGTGGCGTCATCCTCAGCGTCATAGTATTCCCCAGTGAAATGTTGCACCACGGGAGCCCCACCCATTTCATCGTACAACCACTTAATGGCGGCTTGACGATCAAGAATAGGGCCGGGGTTGAACGCGTTTCCCGTCATTGTCATGAAACGGGCAGTGGAGTACATTTCGACGGCGTGACGACGCCTACCACTTGGACTAATACCCAGTGATATGATATGAAGCCCTTTACCTGACGGGCTCAACTCAGCATAGGTGCCTTCGAAGCGTTTATACACTTCGGCTTGGATAGCAACCAACTTGGCCGGGTCTTGATGCTTAGGAGTGCCATCACGCTTTTTAGCGTATGGGTCGTCAAGGTCAACAAAGGTGAACGGGTCCGCGTCAGACAGGACAAACCCAATACCATCCCAGCCGCCACCCATGTAGGCGCTAACAGCCTCATCAAACGATACCCATGTGCTAGGATCGGTTGAGCTTGCTGGCTGAAATGTATGGGGGTTGAATGGCACCTTGGTAGGTTCCCCCGTGTCGGTGACGACGATTTTCCAAACTACCCATTGCCTATAGGCCCGTAGTTCATGGGGAATACTGTCAAACATGGTCTACCAGTTGCATCGGCTTACCTGTAAGTCGTAGGTGTAGCCGTTCCAAGACTTTGATGGATGGATTATCAAACTTGCCGTTGGCGAAATCACCCAACCATTTGGGACTTACTTGCACATCACGGGCTAAGTCTTTGATAAGGATGGTAGCCGGACGCTCGCGCACAAGCATTTGTACACGCGCCAGCACAAGGCTACTATATGGAGTGAAGGCCATAGGGTGCGCTCGAATAGGGGAGCCCAGACCGTAAAGCATCGCTGCTGCTTCGCACAAGCAGAATTTTGTTTCTTTATGCTATTGACCCTCGGAAGGCCGCAGGCTAGGGTGCTGCTCGCGTCCTTTGGCTTGGACGGCAACGCGACCGGCTCTTGCATACGGAACGTCCCTCAACCTCCCAACGTGGGCCGGTCGCGTTAACCTAGCCTTAACAAGACGTTTGCTAGCGCAATCAATTCGGGCTCTTATGCCCACAACCAATGAAAGCGGTGACACCATGATTACCAATGATCGAGACAGTGATATTGTCGCTTGGCAGGAAGCCGAACGCGCCTTGGACGCGGCCAAGGAAAAAGAAATGGCCCTGCGTACCAAGGTGTTCGGAACCTGCTTCCCTGACGCGGAAGTCGGAACCAACACGCTTGAACTAGGTAAAGGCTACAAGCTCAAGGGCGTTCGCAAGCTCAACTATAACCTCGCCAATGGACAGGGCGAAACGGAAGCGGCTCTTGACCAGATTGCCAAGCTCGGAAACGAAGGCGCGTTTATCGCGGAACGGCTGGTGGGTTGGACGCCCAAACTGTCCCTTACCGAATACAAGAAGCTGGAACCGAACAACAACCCGACGCACGAGCGCATCAAGGAATTGATTGACGCGGTGTTGACGGTTACTGACGGTGCGCCGACCCTTGAGGTTGTGACGCCCAAGACGTAATCCCCGGCATGGCTGACGGGGTGAAGGGGCAGACAAGTACAAAGAGGGTGCCTAATACGCACTTACGGAACGTCTGCCCCTGACTAACTCAATAGGATGACCATGGCATACCAAGCGCCGTCGCAATACCAGATACAGAATACCCGCGACGTTAAGACCCATAACGGCATTAAAGTTATGGTCTACGGGTTGGCCGGTAGCGGCAAGACGCGATTGCTCGCCACGGCTCCAAAGCCGATTATCGTATCGGCTGAACAGGGCTTGTTGTCTCTGTCTAATCAAGACGTTCCTTTCATCCAGATTAAGCAGGGTCCGAACGAAAAGCCCGCGCTTGAACAGCTTAAAGAAATCCGAATGCAGATATACAATGACAAGCGGTTTTGGACTGCTTGCCTTGATAGCGCATCCGAGATTGCCGAAGTTTGCTTGCGCGACATGATGGCCCGGAACAAAGACCCCCGCAAAGCATACGGTGACATGGCGCAGGAAGTGCTTGCCGAAGTCCGTATGTGGCGCGATTTCCCCCAACGGCACATTGTCTTTATCATGAAGCAAGGCCGTATCAAGGATGAACAGACAGGCGGTATATTGAACGGGCCACTCATGCCCGGCAACCAGCTTGATCAGCATATGCCCTACATGTTTGACGAACTGTTTCAGCTTGTCACCATGGGCGGGAATAGCGGCTTACGTACCCGCCGCGACAACTTGAACGAAGCAAAAGACCGCTCGGGTAAGTTGGATGAATGGGAACGGCCAGACCTGACGTACATCTTTAACAAGATTGCGGCATAACAAGAGGAACTAACTATGGACAGTGGTATCAATCTGCCGTTTTCTTCGGTAGGTATCGATGATGCAACTTTCGGCTTGCCCACATTCGCGGACGGCTGGAAAGGGCTCATCATCACCGGCTCAAGCCAGAAGGCTTTGAACGGTGGCAACGGCGGGCGGCTCATCCTGCATGTCAAGTGCGGTATGGACCCCACCGGGCAGGATGTGGGCAAGGAACACCTGATTTCCTTGAACTTGTGGCACAATGAGCAGGCGACGAAGGATCGTGCCGCCGCTGAATTGGCCTCGATTATCCGGGCTATCTTTGGTGGTGATCGCCAGATTAACAGCACGGCGGAACTCTATAACCAGCCGTTCCTTGCCAAGGCGGTTACCCAGACCCCGGCCCCGACACCGCAGTACCCCAACCCGCAGCCCCAGACCAATTGGCGCGGCTATGCGACCAAGGACGGACTTGGCGTTGGCAACACGGAAGGTCCGAACGGCAAGCTTGCCGGTGGCATGGGCGGGGGCGGTGGCGCAGGCGGACCCCCAAACTTCAACCAGCAGAACAACCAGCAGGGCAACAATGGAGCCCCGCAGGGGGGTGGCTGGGGGAACAACCAGCAGCAACCCCAGCAGAACCAGCAGCCGCAGAACAACGGCGGATGGAACAACAACGGCAACAATGGTCAGCCGCAGCAGAACGGCCAGCAGGGCGGCAACAGCGGTTGGGGCGCTCCCCAATCGAATGCCCAGAACGGACCGCAGGGCGGTGGTGCTGGGAACCCGAACGATGCTCAGCAGAATGGCGGTCAGGGCGGGTGGAATGGGGGCGGTGCGCCGATCCAATCCCCTTCTAACGGCCAGCCCCAGAACAATGGTGGCAATGCCCCTTGGTCCAACGGCAACAATTCGGGCGGCGGTAACAACGGCGGCGGCTGGGGTTAATCCCGGTAAGGCTTGTCTAGGTTAAACCAAATCACCTAGACAGCTACACCAACGCCGGGCAACTAAGGCGGGGGTAGTTCCCCGCCTTCTTTTTCTCTATTATACACCGAGACGATATGACCCGCCTATTGTTCCCACACGAGCGCGCGGCAATCGCGGCCCAGATCAAAGATGCGATAAACGAATACTGCCGCGTCACCTATGACGATGGGCACCGGACACACTTGGGCGCTAGCCTAATTGGCGACGTGTGCAACCGGCGTCTCTGGTATATATTTCGCTGGGTCCAGTCGTCTAAATTTGATGGACGCATGCAACGCCTGTTCAACCGGGGACACCTAGAGGAAAATCGGTGGATCGAATGGCTACGCGGCATAGGTTTTACCATTTGGGAACTTGACGACAACGGTAAACAGTTCCGTATTTCGGGCGTGGAACAGCACTTCGGCGGCTCGCTCGATAGCGTGGGCAAGGCTCCTGATTGGCTTCAATTGCTGGCAGAGGTCGGCCCGATCCTTGTCGAGTATAAAACCTACAACCGTAAGCAGTTTGACAAGCTGCTTAAGGATGGGGTTAAGAAAACCAAACCAAATCACTTTGCCCAGATGAGTAAGTACGGCGTGTACTACGGGTTTAAGTACGCACTGTACTGCCCCATCTGCAAGGATGACGACGACATAGCCCCCGAGGTAGTAGAGCTTGATTGGGCCTATGGTGCGGACCTTGACCGCAAGGCAGCGGATATAATCACCAGCCAAATGCCCCCGCATCGGTTAAGCGAACTTCCTTCGCATGTCGAATGCAGTGGTTACAAGGGCAAGGGCGTGTTGGCTGATGATGGCAAGTATAAATGCGACTTCTTTGAAATATGCCACCGGGGCGGGGCTTACGAAAAGAACTGCCGTTCCTGCAAACATGCCCAGCCTATCAAAGATGGGCAATGGTGGTGCGGGCTTTATAGCGAAACCAAGGGACCCCTACCAAAAGAGGTAATCAAGACCGGTTGCCCTAGCTGGTCTCCAGTAGGTCGCGGGTAAATCATGGCAAGCCGGGATTACCAATCGTTCGCTATCAAT